GTGGCCTAGGTTCATTTGTTATATTTTTAGATTTAGCCATAACATCTTTTAAAGCATCGGCTTTGCCTTGCTCATAAAAATGATTAGCAATAGTATCTGCGTTATCAGCGGCGTACATAGCTTTGTGATAACCTACAGCATCAACAACTTCACCCTCATTGTTTAAGAACTTCTTAACAAAAGTGTTTAAGTTTGACTGTTTTTCAACAACATTAGATGTGTTTTGAACATTATAATGAAACTTCTTTTCTGCAAGATTAAATTCAAAACCTTTGAATTCATCAGAAAATATTTTATTTGTCTGCTCTACAAATCTATCATGTCGCTCTTCAGCTACTTTTTGTTCTTTGTTGTATCTATTGAAAAAGTCCATAGCTTTTTGTTGTTCTTGAGTTACGCCGGGTCTCAACTTGATTTCGTCGTAATATTTACTCTTTGTTTCTTCCAAAAAGTTTTTGGCTTTAGCAATTTCTTCTTTAGCGGCTAACCGCTTTAATTTAATTTCTTTTTCATCATCCACATCTTCGTCAAAAGAAAATTTATCTTCTAATAAAAAGTTTATTTCTTCTCTATCTAAATGTGGTTTTGTTTGCTTGTAATACTCTTGTAGCAATGTGTCATTATCTACTTTGCTGTAATCAGCATTTAATCTAACATAATCTTCAACTGTTCCACCAGTTTCTTCCATAAATGAAACTAGTTTTTCAATATTTTCAGGTAATTGCTTACCTAATAATTTTTCGTCTCTTTTAGCTTCTTTTACTTCTCTTTCAAGCTCATCAGTTTTTTCTTCTACTATTTCTGTAATAGGAGATTTTATTTCTTCTTCTTTACCCTCAACGGCAGTGGTTTGTTTTTCGTGTGTTTCTCCCACTTTCTCGCCATCTGCGGATCGTTGGCCCACATCCACTTTCGTTGTGCTTGACTCTTGAACGGCATTTTCTGGTTTTTTAGTTAAATCTACTTTGTATTCTTTGTTTTCTATTTTTTTAAAAGAAGGTTTTTTAATTTTTAAAGGTTCAACCTTCTCTTCTTTAAGTTTTTCTGACATAATATAATATAATAATTAATAATTACATTGGTTGCTCACCACCAATGCTAGGTGTAACTCCTTGTGTTGAATCAACCAAAGAGTTAAAAGGATCTTCAAAGTCAATAGACGCAGAGTTATTAGCTCTTTGACTAATCATTTTACTTTGTTGAGTTCCTTCTAGTTTTGTTCTTTTATCTTTTCTATCTTCAATAAATTTTTCTCTTGTAGCTATTTCTTGCAAGTCCATTTGTTTTAATTGCATATCATAACTAAACTTAAGTTCCATCAACTGCTTATCTATTTCAGCTTTTTTCATCATCTCACTTATATCTAGTTGAGATTTAGCTTTTTCAACATTTACTGTAGTTTCTGCTATACCTTGTTGCTTTTGTAACTCTGCTAATGCCGATGCTTCTGTAGCTTTAGCGTTTGCTTCTGCCTGTGCTTGAATATTAGCCTGTTGATTTCTTTGATCTCTTTCTGCTTTTCTTCTTCTTCTTTCTTTTAGCATTTGATTTGCTAACTTAATATTCTTTATCTCTCTAAGATCTATAGCATCTTCTAAATCTATTCCTCCAGATTGTAAAGCTATTTGGATATTCTTTTCTAATTGAGCTTGTTGCTCTTCGTCTGGTTCTAGCTCTATAAATATTCCAAAATCATGAAGATTTAAATCGCTTATTTCTGATAAAGTAGCTAGATTATATCTTGATATACTATTCTCTAAAGCTTGCTTTGTAAAAGGAAATTCTAATGAGTCGCTTATTCTTAATGATACATTTTCTGCTGTTCTAACAGTTAGATACGACATCGCTTGTACTAAATGTCTAGTTGCTGTATTAGATGCATTAGCGGCTAACTTTTGTAATCCTACTAACGTATCTTTACCAGGAGTTGAACCGTCTCTAGCTTCATTTAAACCTGTTACATCTCTTATCATCTGTAAATAATATTGATAAGTTTGTATTAGCGTATTTATTTTACCACCACCAGATCCAGTTTGTAATTCTTGTATTGGAACTTTACCTCTGTTAGGATCACCATCTTGAGTTAAACTTCTACCAACTATACTACCAGTTTGAAAATACATGTTTAAAGCTTCAGCTGGATTATAATTTGTACCATTACCTAAATCAACCTCAGCTAAACCATCCATATCTAAGAATACACCATCAGGTACCATTCTAGCTAATACTTGTTGTATCTTTAAATGAGTCAACTGTATCATGTCAGCAAAACCTGTAATTCTACTAACCACTGACTCTATACGGCCTTTATACATCCTAGGAGCACATATGTTATAATTCATTTTAACTCTAGTTGTATCAGCAAAAGGTCTTGTCATATTTTCAGCTAATCCCCATTTTAGCATAAGAGGGTGTCCTAGTATCTTAGCCCCACTATATAAAGTTTCTATAGTTCTAGATACAACTTCAAAGTTTTCATTTTCCGGTGGACTAAAAGTATCAGGTTTTTGTAAAGCTTTTTCTAATCCTGTAGCTGTTTTTTTAACTTTAAACTCTTTAAAAAGTTCTATATCTACTTACAACGTAGGTACATTACAAGAAATACAAAATTTAAACATACATGATTTTGGTATTTACTTATCATTAGAGCCTGAAGAAGAAGAAAAAGCACAACTAGAGCAAAACATACAAATGGCTTTACAGCAAGGTGGTATAAACCTTGAAGATGCTATTGATATACGTCAAATTAAAAATTTAAAACTAGCCAATGATCTTTTAAAACAAAGACGTAAAAAGAAAGAAGCTAGAGAACAAGCCAACCAACAAGCTAACATACAAGCACAAGCAGCAGCTCAAGCTGATTCAGCTGAAAAAGTAGCATTATCAGAAGTACAAAAACAAGAAGCTATATCAGGTTCTAAAGTACAATATGAGCAAGCTGTAAATCAAATGGAAATACAACGTATGCAAATTGCTGCTCAAATAGAACAGCAAAAAATGGAGATCCAACACCAGTATGATATGGCTTTAAAAGGTATAGATGTTCAAGCTATGGAGAAAAAAGAAAATATGATCGAAGATCGTAAAGATAAACGTAGCAAAATGGAAGCTACACAACAAAGCGAATTAATCAGTCAAAGACAAAATGATTCTTTGCCTAAAAACTTTGAACAACCAGACATGGCATCTATGACGCCAAGTGTCTAATTATTAATTATTTAATTATATTATATTATGTCAGAAGAAACAAAAACAACTGAGCCTGTTAAACAGGAAGGTGACTTTAAAATAAAGTCAAAAACAAAAGTTAAAAAGTTTACTGAGAAAAAAGAAGAACCAGTTAAAGTAGATCTTACAAAAGATCCAAATGTAAAAGCTGAAGAACCTATTAAAGTAGATTTAACACAGAAAAAAGAAGAAACAAATGCCATTCAAATCGGAGAAACAGAGAAGGTGGATGTGGGCGAACAAACCGGAGATGGCAAAAGCGTGGACGTTGGAGGAGACAAACCAGTTGAAGAGTCCAGCCCGATTATTGAAGAAATTCAAGAGGTGGGAGAAAAGCCACTACCAAAACAAGAACAAATAGTTCAACCAACTAAAGTTGAGTTACCAGACAATGTAGAAAAACTCGTAGAGTTTATGAAAGAAACTGGTGGAACTATAGAAGATTATGCTAGACTCAACGCTGATTATTCAAACGTTGATGAAAATACTTTATTAAAAGAATATTATAAAAATACTAAACCACATCTTTCGGATGATGATCTTGCATTTGTAATGGAAGAGAATTTTTCGTTTGATACTGATTTAGATGAGGAGCGAGATATCCGCAGAAAGAAACTCGCAAAAAAAGAAGAAATTGCAAAAGCCAAAAAGCATTTAGAAGATTTAAAGGTTAAATACTACGATGAGATTAAGTTAAGACCATCGCAAAACCCAGATCAACAAAAAGCTGTAGACTTTTTCAATAGATACAACAAAGATCAAGAGTTAGCTACACAACAGCACGAAAGATTTGTTAACGACACTAAAAGTTTATTCTCTGATGATTTCAAAGGTTTTGATTTCGAAGTTGGAGAAAAGAAGTTTAGATATGGTGTTAAAGATCCTAGTTCAGTTGCAGAAAATCAATCAAACATTAACAACTTCGTCGAGAAGTTCTTAGACAATGAAGGTAATGTTAAAGATACGAAGGGTTATCATAAGGCTATGTACGCTGCTCAGAATGTAGATCGTATTGTAAAACATTTTTATGAACAAGGTAAAACCGATGGGATTAAAAACGTAATGCAAAGTTCTAAAAATCCTACACTAGATGCTCCGCGTCAAAGTGCAGGTGAAGACATATCATTAGGTGGTTTTAAAGTACGTGCTATAAACGGAGTAGATAGTTCTAAGTTGAAAATTAAAACAAGTAAATTTAACAATTAAAACTAAAAAACAATGGGAGTATTAAGTCCTCAATTTGGAAGTTTAATACCTTCACTAACTACACAAACTTTAACTAGCAATTATTTAAATTTTAATAGTGGTGGTGGGAATGACTTCGCACAACAATATCTACCGGAAATATATGAAGCAGAGGTAGAGCGTTATGGAAACAGAACGTTAAGCGGCTTCTTAAGAATGGTTGGCGCTGAAATGCCAATGATGTCTGATCAAGTAATTTGGTCTGAGCAAAATAGATTACA